CGTTACCAAACTCTTTTGCTGCACCTGAAGCTGCTACTGCAGGAACTGCTTCCAACATAGCTGTCTCTAAGTAATCATCAAAACGTAAACGAGTCTCGTGCTCTGACTTCAAGTACCAAAGGTAACCTGTAGCACCATTCTCAGTAGTTACTTCAACCCAACCAATCTGAGCCATATCAGAACCTGATACTGCGTACTTATCTTTTAAGATAATTGGCTTGTTTTCAAAGAATACGTCATCAGCTTCTAAAGAACCTACCATTCCTGCTGAGCCTTTCTTAAATTCAGAACCGTAGATAAACATAGTGTAAGTTGCTGTAGCTGAAATTACTGCTGTTGCAGAGTAAAACGCTCCAACAAAAGTACCTGCTGCTGTATCAACACTAGTAACCACAACCTTAACGCTGTTACCACCTGCATTGTCAATAATCATAGCTGTTTGACCTGCACGAACTGCAAGTAAACCTCCACCTAATTCCCCTGCAGGAACAGTGAATACACTAGATGCCGCACCTGCTGCTGCTGCTGTACCTTGAACGCCAACATACTTAGTGTGTAATCTTCCTTGCTCAGCCCATTTGATAAGGTCAGAGTTAGAAGGCATCTCTGCTCCTACTAAACGTAAGAAAGATGCTACGGTACGATTTCCGTAACGCTCAAATTCCTTCTCATAAGTATCAGGTAGATACTGATTTAAGAAGTTAAAATCTGTAATATAGTTGCTCTGTAATGCAACTTGCTCCGCACTCGGCTGTAATGCCGGTTGCCCTGCAGCTCCTGTAATAGCTCCTGCCATTTTTTCTAATTTTTAAAATTTATGTTCTTTTAATGCTTCTAATCTTTAAACCACGACCTGAGTCATTATTTAAAGATTTAAACTGTGTCCCCGATTTAGACGATACCTCAGGTGTGCTACGAGTTGTCATATTGATATTCTTAGTCTTCCTCATCACATCCTCTGTAGCATTAGCCTTACCCTGCTCATAAAAATACTGAGCAAACTTCTCAGGGTTCATTGCAACTGCTAACGCTTTATGGTAACCTGCAGCGTCCTTCATAAGTCCGTTCTCATCTAAGTACTTGTTAACAAAGTTCATAGGTGATAACTGTGACTTCTTGGTTTCTTCTGCGCTACCCGGACTATACGTAACTTTATCTTCTCCAATATTGAACTCAAAACCTTTGAACTCATTGTTAAAGACTTCGTCAGTCTTTTGTGTGAACCACTCAGACTTTCGTTTAGTCTCCTCTTGCTGCGTTGCAGCTTCGTTTAAATATTGCTTGTAAGCATTGTACTGCTCCTTCTCACCATCAGAGATAGCTTCCGACCTTGACTCAAGGGGTTGCTTGTATTTCTCTTGCTGCTCAACGAAGTAGTTCTTAGCTTTAGCAATAGCTTTCTTCTTTGCTACTTTGACCTTCTTAATATCCGACTCATCATCTAAGTCTGCATCGTAGGAGTACTCATCCATTAATGACTGTATATCGTCATCATCAAGAGCTGTCTCCGTAGCCTTAAGGTAGTCACGTAGCAAAGCATCAGGATTCGCTTCATCAAAATTACGTTGTAACTTAACGTAATCACTTATCCCACGTCCTGTTTCTTTTTTATATTTAAAATAAGCAGCAACATCCTCCGGTAACTCTTCTTGAGATTCTCTCTCAGCAAAAAGCTCATCCATTGATGAAATCTCCTTATTGTATCTATTTTTAATATGTGAAAGAACTTGCTCCTCAGTTAAGCCTTCGGTTTCAGTAGTCTCTACTACCTGCTCAACAACCTCTTCTTTAGGTGTTGAGTCCTCAAACTGCTCTTCGTGCTTTTCTAATAATTCTTCTTCGACTTGTGCTATAGATTTTTCTTCTATACCGTCTACTGCTCTTACTTTTAATTCCATTTGATTTGATTTTATGCAAAGTTAAACAATTAATTGATACGATTTAAGCGTATTTAGATGTGACCTTTCCCGCCTTGGTATTAGACACAAACTGCTTTGTTCGTCCGCTTTTCTTTTTCTTTTTTGCTGTAGCTGCTCGCTCTGACTTAGACATACTCTTAGCCTTAGCTAGAGGCAAACACCTGTCAGGGTTGTTCTTATTCTTACTAGTACCGCAGGCTCCCTTAATAGAACCATCGGTTCCAATACGAACCCACTTCTCGTCTCTCCACTTCTTTAATTCACCCATTACTTTGATTTTTTAGCGTAATTAGGGTCCTTACAATACTTACTCGCAGCCATATTTGCATACGCTGACGGGTACCTATCGAATGTTCTTTTAGCCCAAGCTATTCCTGCAGGGCATATCTTATTTCCTTTTGTTCTTCCTTTTGTAGCCATATCTATCTAGGTGAAAATTCAGACAAATCAAAACCATCTAAGCTATCCTCGTTAGACTCAAACGTTTGAGGTGGTAGGTTATTTTTTCTCTGAGTTATCAACTTACTCTGCTCTGTATTCTGTTGACTTATACGAGCACTCTTAGCGTCTTCACGTTGAGTCTCTCTACTTTGCAGTGCATTCTCAGATATATCTCTAAGACGCATATTAAAGTCAAACTCTTTATCCATAAGCGTAGCCTTAAGCTGTGCCTCGTTATTCATCTTCTGAATATCAAACGCAACCTCTGCTTGCTTAATCTGCATCTTGGCTTGAGTCTCAGCCTGTATCTTCTGCATAGCTGTTTGAGCTGCAAGCTGCTGTGACTTAATCTGCTGCTGAGCCGTGACAGCCTGCTGCTGCATAGCCATCTTCTCATCACGTTCTTGCTTCTTAATACGCTTAACTTTAAGAAGTTGATTAGCAACCTTAAGATTTCTAAGTTCTCTAATATCAATTGCATCCTCTAGATTTATATCACCCTTAGATAAAGCCATTTGTATGTTCTGCTCTAACTGCGCTCTCTCCTCTTCATCAGGAGAAACCTCTATAAATATACCGAAGTCATATATATACAAATCGTTAATCTCATTAAGGATGCCTACGTTATATTTTCCTATCTGATTAGCGAACTCATCCCTAAAGTCTGCGTACTCTAAAATATCAGACACCCTATATGTTAAGGCTTGAGCTAAACTTCTGTACATAAATAAACTTGCGTCTAGTATATGCCTTGTAGCTGTGTTTGAATTTAAAGCAGCTAACTTCTGCACACCAACCAATGAGTTTGGGTCAGGAGTAGAACCATCTCTAGCTTCATTTAATCCTGTCACCGCACGTATCATCCCTAAGTAATGGTTATAGTTCCCTATAAGCATCTGAGTTTTACTAGCTCCCGAGTTTGATGTGAGTTGCTGAATAGGAACTTTACCTTGGTTGTATTCACCATCCTGAGTGTAACTTCTACCTATTACACTACCTGTTTGGAAGTATAAACGCAAAGCATCCTCAGGGTTATAAGCATTACCTGTACCTAAGTCAACCTCGTTTAATCCGTCCGCATCTATATAAACACCGTCAGGCACAACCTTAGATATAACCTGCTGCAGTTTTAAGTGAGTCATCTGAATCAAATCAGCAAAAGGAATCATCCTTCTAACTAACGACTCAATCACACCCTTATACATCCTTGGTGCTACAGCTACATAGTTTGGTATAGCGTGCTGACTAGCCGACTTAGGTCGAACCATATTCTCAGCAAGCTCCCACTTTAATATAATGTTAGTACCCATAACCATAACGCCATCGTACCATACATCAATAGTCTTCTCAACCTTCTCAAACTTACCCTCATCCATCATCTCTTGTGGTGGATTAAATTGGTCATCCTTCTCAATCATCTTAGAACCACCATTATCGTACACCTTCTTTTTGTATACAATCTTTTTTGTGGTCTTGTAATTAAAGTACAACAACGTAGCTGAATCCCTAGAGAATATATTATCTTGGAACATCTGCGCTGAGTTGTAGTAATCATACCAACTTTGACTATACTTTGATATCTTTTGCAAGTCATCGTTAGTAAGCGAAGGGTCTATCTTCATCAGCTCTATTATAGGTAGAGTCTTTATCTCTCCCCAATAGAAACAATCTTTAAAGTGAGGGTCTTCAGTATAGCTGTAAACTACATTTGCAGGGTCTACATAGCTGACCTTTACTCCCGAGCCCGGAAGGAACTCGTGCTTTGCTACGCCAATACCAATAACAGTAAGGTCGTAGTCAAATCTTTTACGTAGGTCAACGTATTCATTCTCAGCAAACAAAGTATTTATAGCTTCCTCTTCTGCTATCTCAATAGCAGGTTTGTAGTTAAGATTCATATACAACGAAAGCTCCTCGTCATTTTCAGGTAAATCATCGGGGTCCATAGTAAATGGATTCATTCCTGTATTCTCCTGTATAGTTGTAAGAACATCCTTGGCAGCCATCTGCCCTTGTATCATATCCTGAAACTTACTTCGCTTGTCTTGAGACATAGCATCTTCAGCATACGCACTAACCTTAAATAATCTGTCAGACATTCCATTAACAACGATGTCTACAAACTTAGGAAGTATAGGTACGGGTGTCCAATCTAAATTAAGGTAAGATAAATCACCATCTACAGCAAGCTCGTTTTTATACTTAGCAATCGACTGCTCGCCTCTTGCGTATAAACGTAGCCTCCTAAAGTCTCTTTGTTGGTCGTAAAACTTACAGTTATTAGAATCCTTCTTAAACCATTCATACTGAATAGCTTGACCTATCTGTAATCCAAACTCATCCGTAGCTTTTTCAGCATCAGAAACAAATTGACTAGGAAATCCTGCAGCCGTAATATTTATATTTACCTCTTTCATCTATCTTAATAATTCACTGATTGACCCCTTGTTGTTATATCTCCCAAAGGTAATACTTATTTTTGACTCTTTTTGTTCCGGAAGGTAGGTGTGCTTTTGGTTTGCCATTATAGCTAGGCCTGAACTTATGGAAGCATCAAACTTAGTTCTGTTGTTAATATCAAACCTAGCCCAATCTTCTAGCGTAGAAGCAAAAGGCATAGTCCCCATCTCGTCCGAATCTCTGTAGTTACTATTCATATCTAGTCCGATATGCTTTTCAATGTAAGACTCAATTGCGGATGCGTGAGACTGCTTAACATCCTCAGATGAGTTAGGTATCCCTCCCAACTCTTTCTCTGTCTTAGAGAGCTTGTTAAACTGCTTGTCAGGTCTATTCATTGAGTACCCTCTGTAACCTCTATTCTTGAAGTGATATAAAAGCCTAGGCTTATTGTTTTCACACAAGATTGGCATACCGTAGAATATACAAGCCATAAGCACTTCCTCAAAGAATATCTCAGCCGTCTGAGGTCTTGCGATATACTCTAAGAAAAACTCACTACTTGGAGCCTCGTCCATATTAAACTTCGTAAGCCCGTGCAAAGAACCGTTAGAGCCTTTACCTCCAACAGTACCTGATATATCATACGAGTCACAACCAAACGAACCTATGTGCTCATTCCCCGGGTACTTCATACCCCTTTTTGTTACGATATTATTCTGTAGATTTTTATTCGGAACCCAACTAACCAAGAACCTGCCACGAGAGTCGGGACTAAATACAACTTGAGTATCTTTCTGACCATCCTTCCAATGAAACGAACCACGAGTTACGTGATGCTCCATTATTAGTGAGTCATTGTAATCTATCTGTTGGTATATCTTAGTTAGATTAAATAAAGATGATTTACTTTCGTCTCTAAATGCGTGTGACTCTGTACGAGGAAACTGTCTGTAAAATTCATTTAACGCATCAGCGTCACTCTTTAAAGAGTCAACCTCTGCAGACCAATAATCAACAGCCCCATTACTTATCATTTCTCCATCTACCCCCTCGATTGGTTTGGTGGGTTTTTTAAATACAGGCATTCCGTATCTATCAATAAAGCCCTCCATATTCCATTCCATAGGAATAAACAATGCATACATTCCACTTTTAGTTTGTCCGTTCGCATTCCTACTCTCTACATTTGAATCCTCGTATAGCTTCTTGAAGTTATTACCACCCTTAGATAAAGCATTTGAGGTTGACCCCATCATACACTTACCTATAATCTTACTACCTAAACGTAGACAGGTCTTTGTAACACGCCAATTGTTTAGTATGTTGTTTGGCTTAATCCACTTCCCACTCTCATCGTGCACTAGAAGCAATAGCTTCTCACCATCATACGAGTTGTCATCTGTATTCTTCCAATCTATTGTAGTATCCAAACCTTCAAGCTCTTCCGCTTCAACGTCATACATATTCTTCTTTGTAATCTTAGATGCAGGAATCCTAAAGGCTAACTCAGTCTTTGGCTTATCCATACCATCCATAATAGGCTTAAAGAAGAAAGGAAGTCTACCGTTAATAGGGACTACCTTGTCTGTAAACATCTTTTTAGCATCCGAACCCGTCTTAGATAGTATCCCTACCCTAGAGTCTTTTGCCAACGTACCTGTATTAACAGCTTCCGATGAACCCATAAAAGAAAATCCTGAACGTCTTATCTTTAAGTAGGTCATTCCAAACGAACGCTTATCAGCCTTACACGCTTCCCAAAAAATAAAAAAGATTCTGTTAGCCTCACGATAGTCAGGATAACCAACATCAATACTAGTCCATTGAAGATACATATAATGAGAACCTGTGATATACGTAGGTTCTCCTTTATTCATAAACCAATAACCGTCCTCTCTTCTGTCAAACTCAGTCTCAATATAATCAACCCACCTATCCTTAAAGACAGCAGGCATCTCATTCCATTGGAATATTGAGTTTATCTTTTGTAATTCTCTCGGGAACTCTGCTCGCTCCCAATACTGAAGCGATTTAGTCTTGTGTCTTTGCGGGGTTATCTCAGGTCTTAATGGTAGTCCTATCTTTAATCCTGATATCTCTACCACCTCTCCTATCTGCCCGGTCTTAGATATATTTATAAAGTCGTATTGCTCGTTGTAACCATACAACCAACTCCTTCCGTTATTTTTTTTCTTTAACGGTCCTTTAGGTATGTAGCCATCGACTACTCTGTATAAGTTATTTTGACCTTCGTTCTGCAAATCCTTGTTTGGTGTCTGTTCTTTTTGGTCCCTGAGCTTCTATCTTTAAATTTTCTTGCTCGTTATCAATACGCTTAAGTATTTCAAACGCATCGAATATAGATAGCTTTTTTGATGCAGCCGCATTCTTTAGCTTGTCTGCAGCTAAATCATCCTCAGGGTCAGGCTTTATAATATCCTCCTTAGCAACCTTTATAAGTTGCTTCACAGCTTTATATCCTGCCTCTATAATTTCTTTCCTTAACTCTGTAGAATCCATACTAAGCCTTCATAGTTATCTGATGGTCAAATACTCTGTAGAGAACCTCGTCATCAATTGTAAACTCATACTCGCTATCAGGAGTAAAGAAAACTCTATCACCATCCTGAACGCCTTTAGATTTTAGATAATCATTCGAGTACACCATATCACCCATAAGAGGTTCGTACTTACAAGCCTTGTCCATAAAGCTGTCTAGCTTATCTATAGGTTTTACAAAACAAAATCTATCGTGACTATTCCAACGTCCGTCTCTTTTGTATAAGTAAAATTGGTCATTATCTACAAAGAATAAATCATCCTTGAAATAACTCTTACCACTTTTACGTCTACCCTTAATATCGTTGTAGAACTTAAATACGTTATGGTGAACTAAAAGAACATCACCTATACTTACAGGTCCTTTATATCCTACAGGAGTCTCAACCACCGTAGCTTGCCTATTAGAAAACCTATGCTCTTCCTCTGAGGTGTTGATAATAAATTCCATACCACCAATAGTCTTGGTGTTGGAGTATCGCTTACCCTCGATAGGCCTTACTATGAAATTAAAAGGGGACTTCATTAAGAGCCGCACGCTTCACAGTCCTCGTCATCTATACTGCAAGCCTCGGGCTGTTCTTTTTCTTCTAAGTCAACTATCCAAGAATCTAAAGTATCCTTTTTAGATTCGTCTGCTCTTTTTGCAGAGTCTTTTATAAAATCGTCATCGTAACTCATACTAGAAATTTATATTGTATTCGATTGAAATTGGTATACTAGAGTTAAACTCTTTCCACAAAACTATAACATCCTCACGTTGAATCCAAATCTTATACGATATAGATTCTTTATCGTACTGTATAAGGTGTATCTTGTGTGAAGCTCCTAGAATTTCCTGACCAACTAAGTAGTGCATTGCACCGGACTTGTAGTCCGGACCTACAGATATCTTACGAATATCCATTAGTTTCTAATTTTAAATATCTTAATGTTTGATGAAGGAACTGAGGTTAAGCCCGAACCGGCGGGACTAACACCTAATCCTGCTTGCGTGTTAGTGGAAGTAAATGCAAACTTTAAAACATCGTTAGCTACAACGTTAAGAATAAATGAATCAGTCTTTGTATTATAAAATTGAGTATTATTACTAGCTATATCCCACTTATACATCTTAGTTCCACTAAACTGCGTGCCATTTAAAAAACTTCCGTAGTTAACATTTACAAGGGTTGATACACCTGAAGCTGTGACTTGACCAACATTAAAAGAGTTTTCAATTAAGTAAGTACCCGCCTTTAAAAATGTAATCTCACCGTTTGCAGCTAAAGATACTTCATCATTTGATGTGGCTGACCCAAATAGTATGGTTTGTAGAGCTAAAATACTTGAAGGTTGGTCTACTATGCTTGATGAATCTAACACCTCGGTGGTAATTAATAAAGAAGCTACATCACCAACCGTGAAGTTTTTTGTAGCTGAGTTGTCATTAGCATCAGTACCTATTAGCCTGTCTGTTAATGCAGGTGCTGTTGTTGAATACGAACTTATCTTTGGCATAACTATTTTTTTTCAGGCGGCTTTATCTCTCCTGTCTCAATATTGATGACAGAATCCTTGCCGTATTTATCTATTAACTTTCTTTCTTCTTGTGCTGACTGCTCTTTAAGAGCTGACATCTTTCCTATAAGAGCGTGCTGCTGTAGGACTGTTTCACCTAATTGCATCTTGCACTTATTAAATTCTTTTAATGAACCTTGAAGAGACTCTAGCTCCTCACTTGTTAAATTTGCCATTTGATTAGATTTAGTTTCCTACAAAGATAGGAAATTATTTCTTAGACGAGCCGCCAAAGAAAAAGTCAATAATAGTATTAACCTTACTAGACATAGCTCCAAAGACTGTACTTATAAATCCTATCTCATAATCAGATAACTCAAGCGTGTTCATTACGAAATACTTAAACATCGTATACGACAAAAAGAAGTAAGCTGCTGTAAAAATAATAGCAAGTGCTTTTTGTATTATACTGTCATCAGCAAATAGATTACGTGCACTCTTTCTATCCTCCACCTCTAATCTGAATACTTCTTGCTCGTGCTCTTGACCTAACTGTTCAAGTTTATTTTTAAGTATCAATCGCTCCTCATCAGTGGTAACCACCTCATCTATTATAGTAGAAGCCTGTCCTACTAATTTTCCTATTATATTTTTAAACATCTGCATATCTGTATTTAGTGTCACCCTCATCGTCTTTAAACGCTTCAAGTACTTGTTTTCTGCTACCTTTTTTCTTCAAGGATATATGTATCCAAGCGAAGTCAAACTCATTAATCATTTGGTCAAACTCTAAACCTGATTGTAATATCCAATCATAAATGACTTTATTATTCATCTCCCCCATCTCCCAAAACTGCAGGTCCAATGCCTCACCTTTGCAATGCTGCGAAGAACGACTACCCCCAATAGCACGATTGAGCGCCGGGTTACGATAACCACTACTGACCCTGATAGGACCAACAGCGTCACGAAGAGGCTGTAAAAGATTGTCCACAAGATGCTGCATATTCTGTAAGTGCGTTTCAGTTGGCTCATTATCTATCCCTAATCTTTTGGCTGTATTGCTGTGTGTTATTTCAGACAATGCAAAATTCTTACTTAATTTCATTACTCAGTTTTTGCTTGTTTAATTTCTAAATCTTTAACTACCTTACGTAGATACTCTACTTCTTTTTGTAAGTAATCTATTTTTAAGTCTTGTTTAGCGTCATCAGGTAAAGCACCCATTTCACCTCTAGGCCATTTAACCCTGAACTCGTGGTTAAGTCCTACATCATCTTGCATACGAACAACGTCTAGCTGTAATTGAGATATCTCTGCAGTGAGTGTAAACCATATACCTGCAAGAGAAATAATCCCCACAACAATACCTATTAGACTTTTAACGTCTAATTGTACCTTAGAGCTTTCATTTATGTCAATAACCTCTTCCAATCAAGAATGCGTTAGAAATATAAATCCTACTATATACAATACTACCATAGCGGTCCAAAAAAAAGAAATGGCTATAGTAGAATTATGCACCTTTTTCATAACTATGGATTATTTTTTTTATAAGCTGTGTGAAAATTATATATCGTATAGGCTAAACCTATAACTAAGGCCGCTAGTCTTAAAGCCTGTTCCACTTCTGTAAAGCTAACTCCTATTGCCGCACCGTTCACTAGTATGTTTTTTATCGAGTCTTTATCCATCTTACCACTTTGCTTTATCCGCCCAATACGCAGCAGAACATTTACCTTTAGCTATATTCTTTGCGTGACGTGCCTTGAACGAACGTCTCTTTGCACTCATCTTTGAGCCCTCACCCTTCTTAGAAGCCCCGGCTGTACTCGCACCCTGCTCACCAAATCGTATTGTCTTTATCTTACCGTTACAGTTGGTTACTACAATGTGCGATTTCTTTGGATGGCTAGGTGTTCTTTTAGGTTTATTAAGACCTGATACACCTGCGTTCTTTATTGCTGATGCTTTTCTTTTGCTATCCATATGTACTTTATTTTTGTACAGTTAAATGTTGCTGTTGTTGTCCACATACTATTATGCCTCTAAATTCCCTGAGTTACTTGAAATAAATTGAGATGCTTCTGTTCTTGTCATCAAGCAGTTGTTTGGATATTCCTTACCCTTACCTAAATTAAGTAATGCAGAAAGCTCTCCACTTAACCAACTTGCTTCAAGTTTCATTATATAAAATTTAGCGTTTCCTATTTTAACCATCGGGTTGTCGCCAAACTTTCTACGGTTGTACTCTCCAAGCTCTTTAAATGTTGGGTGCTTTACTCCATTTTGAATACCCTCTTCATCGTACTCAGGTATTCCGTAAGTAGCTACTAACTCTGTTGGTATTAGTTTATTAAAAGTTGTGTTATCTAAACACATATATACATTTCCTCTCATAATTAATTTGTATGTGCAGATAAACCTGCGTTATAATTTTTTTCTACTTCGGTTGATGTCAATGCTCTATCGTAAACTAAAGCATCACTCACTAAGCCATCAAAGAATTGACCTGCACTAACGCTTGACGTATTCCCTATTGTAATTGGTTGTGTACTATTAAAGTTACCTGTCCAAGATGCACCTGTTTTTGGTTCTACATTTCCATCATTTTTGTAAAATAAGATTTGGTCATTCGGTGTGTCAATTATAACAGTTATCATTTGCCAAGAATTAATAGTCAAAGAACTAAAATCATTGGAAGTATCAAAAAAATTACCATTTGAATCTTTTGCAAATACTCTAGCAGACAAACCATCTCCTCCAACGCTAATCATAAACTCTCCATTCCCTGTAACCCCTTTAGTAAGGATTCTATTATTTGATGCTAGACTAAATGGTTTTATCCACGCTTGAATTGTAAAAGCATCTGTACCAAATTGCAAAGTAGAACTATTAGCAACACTTGAGTAGCCACTTCCGTCTAAATTAAACGAGTTCAATCTATCTCGAACTGCGTTACCATCTATGTCTTGAGATGTGTTGTTTGGGTCAGGAATTAAAGTTACACCTGTTGCAACTGCTCCGTTGCTAAAGTTCATCATACCTAGTTGTGGTATTCTTGGTTGAGCAGGTTCCCAATCAGCACCGCTTATAGTACCATTATGACTCCCTCCTGAATTATCGTAAACTAATGAGCCTGCTCCCTCACTTAAATGCCAATACCCTCTTAAATCAGCTAAAAGTACTGATGTGCCCTCTCTATCAGTTAATAAGTTTTGAGGGTTTGCGTAATCGTAAGCGATGTCATCAAGTGATAAGTCTTCATTGTAGAACTGAACATCTGACAATTGACAATTACCGTAATTAAGACCTGCCTTAGCAAAACTTAAACCTAACAGTGTTTTACTAGGAAAATTTATAACTACTCTTTGCCATTGATTTAAAGTTACACTTTCAGTTTGCACACCATCCACATAAATAACTTTACCCAATAGATTTGTGCAATTAATAGTTCCTTGATTGTTTGATATTGATATTATACCTCTATTTGTACCTCCAAGCCAAATAATAGCATCAAAGGGAACACTTGCAAGTGGCTTGTACCAAAAAACTACACTTTTAATTGATGTTGGATATGAACTAAAAGTTACAGAATCAACGTTCCCATCAAACTCAAGAGCCTTACCTGTAAACAACTCGCCTACATTATTGTTGCCTGATTTGTCAGGTGTGATTTGGGTTAGTTCTTTTACGGAGATGTTGCCAAATTCATAATCACTTCCATTATTATCTAAAGCATTAATACCTATTGATAAATCTACACTATCAGAAATAACATAACCTGTGTAAGTAATAGTAGTTGATGTAGGTGTTATAGTGAAAACTTCAGGACTTGGGTAAGTAGATGTGAAACCTCCTCCTATTTGAACTGTTGTTGGAGTTCCTGAATTCAACCTAGCAGTTAATGAAATTAAATAATATTTTCCTACAATTAATTTATTTGGTAATTTAACACGTTGATTATTTGATGTAAAATCACACCACATTTTATCAGAAACAGTATCGTTAATATCAAAAGTTAGAGAACCTATATCAGAAACCCAACTATTAGAACCACTCATATTGCTATTAGTTCCTGTTACAATTTCCCTACCTAATGTTTCGCTCGTTTCAAATCCAAGCCACATCTTTAAGTTGGTTGTGATTATTTCTGCTGCAGCCGCACCGATTCTCCTAGCTACCTGTATTGCATTTGCTATAGATATTTGCATAGACTACCAAAGAGCTACAATATTAGTTGCTATCGTTCCTGTAACAACAGTCGCATTTACCCTTAGTACTTGAACAGGTATAAATAATCCTGCAGGCAATCCTGCAAACTCAACGGTATCACCACCGGTTGTTACAACACTAATAGTTCCTTCACCACCGCAGTATAAAACACATCCGTTCTGAGGGTTGTTTGCTTGTGAATAGATAGTATAAGCCGTGCCTGTTGGTATACTAACTGAAGTACTAAGAACAGTGGCACTATCAATAGCGGTTACTGTTGCTGCAACTGCACCTGCATATACAATATCCCCAATAGATACTCTTTTATCTAAAAAAGAAGCATCACCATCAGTTAATTTATTTGCCGTACCCGCTGTTGTTTCTCCTGTAGCTGAAACTGCAGCTACATTTGGTATGTTTATAGTATCGCTAGGAATTACAGCTAAAGCTCTACCTGCTTGTAATTTTTGATATGCCATTACTTGTTATCTTTATTGTAGGGGAAGACCCTGTTTAATGTATCCTTTCTTTGACCGCACCCGCAATCCTTACCTGTAGCTTGTGCAATCTTATTAACAACAGTCTTTATACCCGTTGCCTTCGTGAACTTTTCTACAGTATCTCCTAATCCTTTTGACTCCATTTAATTACCTTTTAAATCACCCAAGTAAACGCCTTGCTTTCTATCCCAAGTATAATTAATACCATTCTTTGAAAACGGTCGTTTATTTTCCAACTTTGGACCTGCCTTCTTTGCTTTGTTAGTGTCAGACTTAAGGACCCCAAAAGATTTCTTTTTCTTAGGAGGGTCTCCAAATGTAGACGCTAAAGGCTTTCCTAAATCTCTTTTATATTTAGCCATTACTTCTTGATTATAGAACTTAAATGTGCTCCTACTTTACCGCCTTTAATGCATTGGTGTCCGTATGACATTGAGTGGTCTCCACCATAAGCGTGACCTGAATCTTTCTTAGACATAGCCTTCGACTCATCTCTTCTTGACTTCATTGACTGAGACTTCTTTCCGTTCTTAGCCCCTAATGATTCATCTAATCTTGAATTGTAACCTTGCTTTTTCATAATATTTTTTATTTACCGTAACCTGTTTTACCACCCTTCTTTTTAGCGGCTGCTACTGCTTTTCTTCTTAGAGAGCTATCCGCTTGGTTTTGCTTTTTAGCGGCTGCCCTTTTTTTACTATCAGGGTTTGCAGCGCTTTCTTTTATCTCATTTCTCATAAAAGCCTCTCTTTGTTTTAACCTAAAAGCCTCTTTTCCGCTTACAGGTGATTTTCCCGCTTTAACTTTTTTCTTTTTCTTAGTTGGGTCTCCAAATGTAGGAGCTAATGGCTTACTTAAATCTCTCATGTTTTTGTTTTTGTTTTGTTTCTACAAAGATAGCAAATTATTTTGTGTTACTTTTGTTACTACAAATCTACAAAATTTAATCCAATGAATAATGACTACCTAAAGTATTGGCGTGTAATAAGATACTTCATAAAAGCTAAGTACAATCTAACACAAGGTGACCTAGATGTGGTGCTATTTTTAAACTCAGAAGGCTACTTCGATAAAGCAAAGTTTGATGAGTTTGACGAACTACTTAGTTGGGATGAAGGAAGGTTTAAAAGATTGCTGCGTGATGGATGGATACAGGTGTTTAGAAAAAGATGCGGCCCAACCAAAACAATATACGTGCTCTCATACAAAGGCAAAAGGGTATGCACCTCAATCTACAAGAAACTAAACGGTGAAGAGATACCAACTAGTTCAGCAGGTAACCCTATGTTTGCAAAGAATGTAAAGTACACCGATAAGGTGTATAGGAACTTTATTAAAGAGATGAACGCTGCTACACGACAACAACGACATCGTGCTCCTGAATAATCGTAAACTGCTCGTTCTCAATAAACATAGAGTAACCGGCCCTGCTATCGTAGTATATCGTGTCACCCTTGTTGATTACATTCACGTCAGTACCTGATTCAGATACACTAGCTTTCTTATAGCGTATACCATCAACGTCATCACCGGACAAAAGAAGTCCTGACTTGGTTTTTACCTCTTCCTTGATTTCTTTAATCGCTATGTATTTTCCTATTGGTTTCATCTAGTATCCTGTTAAAAGTTTTAGTACGTCATTTATTGCTTGGTGTCTATGGTTGTCCTCTAGGATTACCTTGAACACGTGCTTGCTATCCTTAATCTTATGAACGTCATCAATCGCTGAGTTTAGCGTAGACCCTAAGTCAATCTGTTGGTTGTCCCCGCAGAATATCATTATTGAATCCTTACCCAATCTACCCAACGCCATACGTAGCTGTGGCTTGGTTAGGTTCTGAAACTCATCCACAATAACAACAGCGTTGTCAAATGTCCTACCCCTGAAGTGCGCAAGAGAAACAAGCTCAATCTCCTCCTGCTCCACCATCTTTTGTATCTTCTCAGGCTTGTTATATACCTTACGCATATTAGACATAATAGGTACAAGCCAAGGCTCTAGCTTCTCCTTCTCATCACCGGGCAAAAACCCGTTGTCCTCAGTAGCTACAGTAGGTCTTGTGATTATTATCTTGTTGTACTGCCTTTTAAAGAATAAATCCAAAGCCACCTGTACGGCTAAGAGAGTCTTACCTGAGCCTGCTTTCCC